GTCCATGCCCATGGCCTGCAGGTGTCCGTAGCGGTCGGGCGTGCCGGCGTAGCCCAGCGTGCGGTGCCAGTCGCGCTTCTCCACGATGGTCCACTTGGGCTTCATCTTCTTGACGAAGTCCTTGTAGGCCTCGAAGTACGGCTTCAGCGCGGGGTCGATGGAGCGCGCGTCGATCTTTTTCTTCAGGTCGAACCACTCGCACAGCAGGTGGACGTTCTTGCCGATCTCCTGCTTGCGCTCCAGGATGTCCACATGCACGCCGTCGAAGTTGCACACGGGCTGGATCACCTCGCTGACGCTTGGGATGCGTCGCTTCCCCAGCCAGTAGGTGTGGTCCTCCTCGCGGAGGATCAGCTGCGGATCGCTCACTTCAGCTCGTCCTTGATCGCCGTGAAGCCATCGAGCGTGAGGTCGTCCAGCGTCTTCACGCCGGCCGCCTTCATCGCAGCCTTCAGCTTCTCGGGCGTGCCGGCTCGCCCGCGCAGCCACTTCACCTGGCCATCGCTGGCGTAGGCCACATCCTCGCCCTTGGGCGTGGCATCCGTGGCCGCTTCGTCCTCGCGCAGGCGCGGCTTGCGGATCGCCGGCTTGCGCTCCTGCTGCTCGTCGTCCTGGAAGCCAGCGTTGAGTGGCACGCCGCGCTCGTCGAGGATCAGGTTCTCGTTGCGCTCGGCGGTGTAAGCGGCGGCCACCACGTTGGTGATCTCCACCGTCTGCGGCAGGTACTTGGCCACTTGCAGCAGCGGCACCTTGCGCGCGTACATCTCCCAGTTGTTGGGCTTGCTGGCGTAGTGCTTCTCGCCCACCTTGTTCCAGCGGTTGAAGTGCTCACGCACCTGGTCGATGTCCCACACCTCGATCACGCGGTCCTGCAGACCGGCGATCTCGCCGATGGCATAGACGTGCGTGAGCTTCGCAGGGTTGCGATCCTTGGACAGCGGCTTGTGCTTGATAAACATGCCGGTGCCCACGTCGTAGTCGAACTCGTCGCCCTTGAAGACGGCGCCGCTGCGCGCCAGGCCCTTGCCGCTGCGGCCGATCACGCTGATGATGCCTTTCCAGCCGGGCACGAACGTGCAGATGTAGGCATTGAGCCGGTTGTTCTTGTACGGGATCAGATAGGCCTGGCCCAGCACGCCAGGCTCCAGGCCCACGGTGGCCGCGACCATCACGGATTGGATGATCGACTGCCGGCCAGCGTCAGTCGTCGCGCACTGCTGCAGTTCCTTGCTCGCGTTGAAGCATGCCAGCGACGCCGAGATCATCCGACCGGACGAGATGTGGGCCGGCAGCGCGCTGGCGATCTTGTCCTCCTGCTTGTGCAGGAAGTCGCTGAACTGCACCGCCAGGCTGCGGGTTTTCGTTTCGCTCATGGTGGTTCCCCTGGGTGAAGTTGGTGAGTCGGGCGATGCGGTTGCGCAGCATCGCCGCGTGCGCTGCATGCTGGTTCGCCTGCGAGATGTGGTGCTCAGCGTTGGCCAGGCTGTCCATCAGTTCCAGGCGTGCCTCACGCAGCTGCACCTGCGCCACCTCCTCGGGTGTGCGCATGCGCAGCAGATGACGTTCGAGCCAGTTCACCGGCAGGCCTTGCGATGACGGGCCTTGTTGCGCTTCTTCAGCGCGGCGCGCTGGTAGGAGCGGTTGATGTGGCCACGCTTGCGGCCGCCGTTGTGGGCGTCGGGGACGTGATCGCCGGCACGCAGATCGGCCAGTCGGGTGCGCTCGCCAGTGCCGGCGAGCGCCGCAACCGTGAGCGAGAGCAGTTGAACGACGCTATGGATACGACCCATTGTGGGACTCCTCGTGTTGGTGGAGTCGCCACTGTACCGCAAGTGGGACGGATACTAACGAGATGCCCCTGCGCTTTGCTGGGTTATCCATGTGACTAGGGCATCAGGTGACTAAGATGCCGATCCATGAAACTCGAAGACCTAAGACGAGAGCTGCAGGGATGCAACCTGAGCAAACTGTCCCGTGACTCTGGAGTTCACATCAGAACCCTGCGTCGAATCAAGTACGGTAGGTCCGACGATGTCATGGTCGGCACCATCAACAAGGTTAAGCCCCACCTGCGCGCATCGAAGGCCACCAAGTGAGTCGGAAAATCTCTCATCGAGCGCTCAAGGTCGTGCTGGATTATGACCCGGAGAGCGGGGTATTCCAATGGGCCGTCGGACACCGCCTTGCTGGACGAGTGGCTGGTCACAAGAGCTGGCTGGGGTACGTCACTATCAACATCGACGGCAAGACCTACACCGCGCATCGGCTCGCATGGTTCTACGTCCACGGCTGCTGGCCGCGCCACCAGGTAGATCACATCAACCGGAACGGGTACGACAACCGGATCGCCAACTTGCGCGACGTTCCTGGCTGGGTCAATGCACAGAACAGGCCGTCGGAACGGCTTGGTCGTAATGGCACCAGGTGCAAGCACTTGCCCGGTGCCCACAGGGTCTTGGGTGCGTGGGTGTCTCGCATCCATTCGCGCAGGAACATCTACGAGCTGGGCACGTTCGAGTCCGAGGAGGAGGCCCACCTGATGTACCTGATCTCACGTCCGCTTTTCCACAAAGGATTCATCAGCCATGAGCGTTGAACAAGACTTCCTGTTCGGTGGCGACATCGTCGCTACCGCCCCTGCCCCCGCGCCCGAGCCGCGCCGCGCGCGCAAAAAAGACCCGGCCACCAGCCAGGACGCGGCCGCCAAGGTGGAGCAGTTCGCCGGCAGTCACTACCAGCGCATCGAGCAGGCCATGAAGCTGATCGCCAAGCCATGCGGCGCCGAACAGATCAGTGCGCAGCTGCTGCGCGGTGGGGTGAAGATGGATGCGTACCAGGTGCGCAAGCGCCTGCCCGAGATGGAGAAGGCGGGCACGGTGGCCACCGTTGTGGACGTGATCGAGGGCACCGATGCCGTGCGCGAGACCAGCAGCGGCCGGCGTGAGCGCCTGTGGAGGCTCGTGGCCTGAAGCCATGCACCACTACAAGCACAACATCGGCGACTACAGGCGCCGAACGGCGCACCTGTCGCTCATGGAGCACGGCATCTATCGCCAGCTCCTCGACGAGTATTACCTCAATGAGGAGCCCATCCCCGACAAAACCCAGTCGGTTTATCGACGCCTCCAGGCGCGCACTGAGGAGGAGCAGGCGGCAGTGCGTCGTGTGCTTCTGGAGTTCTTTGCGAGGCGTGATGGCGCATGGCATCACGAGCATTGCGAAGAGATCATTGCCGAGTACCAAGCCAGGGCGGACAAGAACCGTACCAATGGGAAGCTGGGTGGTAGGCCTCGGAAAGATGACGACGAAAACCCAAATGGTTTCAATAAAAAAGCGAAGCCAAAGGCAACCAGAAACCAGAAACCAAAAACCACATCCCCCCAGCCCCCCGAAGGGGGTGTGACGCAGGGGTTCGAGGAGCTGTGGTCCCTGATGCCGCGCAAGGTGGCGAAGCCCGTGGCGCTGGAGGCCTACGTCAAGGCCTTGGAAAAGGCCGAGCACGGTGCGATCATCGCCGGCCTGCGGCGGCACCTGCCTGGCTGGAACGCGAAGATCAAGGCCGACGGCAGCAAGGAGCACATACCGCACCCGGCCACCTGGTTGGACCAGGAGCGCTGGAACGACGAGGTGGACTCACCGGCTGGCGAGCAGGTGGCGCAGAAGGAATGGCACGAGACCCGCGAGGGGATCATCAGCAAGGCGGCGGAGATCAACCACCCGCCATACGACGAGACCATGTCGTTCCCTGCGTGGGCCGACAGCGTGAAGCGCAAGGCGGGGTTCATCCGAGCCCCGGAGCTGGGCATTGAAGACTTGGTCGGCATTGCCGACAAGAGGAGTAGCAATGGAGCATGAGGAGGCGGGGCTGATCCCCGTCGATGACGAGTTCCCGCGCGACCGCAAGGTGGCGATGCTGCGCATCCCGCCGCACTCGGTGGAGGCGGAGTGCAGTGTGCTGGGCGGCCTGCTGTTGGACAACGGCGCATGGGATCGTGTCGGCGACTTGCTCACCGACAGCGACTTCTACCGCTACGAGCACCGCCTGATCTACGCGGCCATCGGTTCGCTCATCAACGCGAACAAGCCGGCCGACCAGATCACGGTGTTCGAGCGGCTGCGATCCATCGGGCAGGAGAGTGATGCCGGCGGCCTGGTGTACCTGGGACAGCTCGCGCAGTACGTGCCGAGCGCAGGCAACGCCAGGCGCTACGCGGAGATAGTGCGAGAGAACGCGATCCTGCGAAAGATGGTGGCGGCCGGCGACGAGATCGCCACCATGGGCTTCAACCCGCAAGGCGCGGACCCGACCGACTTGTTGGACAAGGCTGAGTCCATCGTGATGGCCATCGGCGATGAGAGCATGCGTGGCAAGCAGCAGTCGCAGAGCATGGACTCGCTGGTGGTGGAGCTGCTTGACACCATCCAGGAGCGCGCGGACAACCCGAAAGATGTGACTGGCGTTCCCACCGGCTTCTACGACTTGGACAAGATGACGGCCGGCTTCCAGGCTGGAGACCTGGTGATCTTGGCCGCGCGGCCGAGCATGGGTAAGACCTCCCTTGCCATCAACATCGCCGAGCACGTCGCCCTCAATGAGGGCTTGCCCGTGGCGGTGTTCTCCATGGAGATGGGCGCCAACCAGCTGGCCGTTCGTATCGTCGGCTCCATCGGCCGCATCAACCAGAGCCACCTGCGCACGGGCAAGCTGACGGACGAGGAGTGGCCGCGCTTGACGGAGGCGGTGGAGAAGCTGCGCAACGTCAGCCTGGAGATCGACGATGCGCCAGGCCTCACGGCGGGCGAGGTGCGTGCGCGTGCGCGCCGCATCGCGCGCAAGGCCGGCGGCAAGCTGGGCCTGATCGTGGTGGACTACCTGCAGCTGATGGGCATCTCCGATGGCATGAGCGACGAGAATCGGGCGACGGCCTTGGGTGAGGTGTCGCGCGGCCTGAAGTCGCTGGCCAAGGAGCTGCAATGCCCGGTGATCGCGCTGTCGCAGCTGTCGCGCGGCGTGGAGTCGCGCACCGACAAGCGCCCGATGATGAGCGATCTGCGCGAGTCCGGCGCCATCGAGCAGGATGCAGACACCATCCTGTTCATCTATCGGGACGACTACTACAACAAGGACAGCGCGGAACCCGGCGTCGCCGAGATCATCATCAGCAAGCAGCGCAGCGGCCCAACCGGCACCATCAAGATGGCCTTCATCAAGGCCCTCACCAAGTTCGAGAGCCTGAGCCATGACTTCACCTAAGCTCCACGTCGTGGACAACTTCAAGCTGGTGCAGGTACAGCTGCCGTACCCGCCGTTCGACTTGAACCCGAACAAGAATAACGGCGTTCACTGGGGCAAGTACAACGGCATCAAGGAGAAATACAAGCGCGACTGCTGGATCACCACGCTGGAGCGCGTGGGCACCGCGTGCATCATGCCGGCGGGTGACATCCCGCTGAAGCTGGTGTTCTACTACAAGGCCACCAGGCCCGATACCGACAACCTGCTGGCCGCAGCCAAGTACGGCATCGACGGCATGGCCAGCGCGTTGAAGATCAACGACAACGTGTTCGACCCGTTGATCGTCACGCGCCTGCCGGTGGAGACCAGCGCGTTCGCGGCCGGCGGTCCCTGTCTGGTGGCGGAGTTCCCGTGCCAGGTATCCGTGAAGCGGAGGGCATGATGCCGTCGATCCACGTTACCAAGGACAACGAGGGCCGCATCTGCGGCGTCAGCGAGAAGGACAACAAGGCCTACGGCAAGTTCATTCGTCGGCTGCAGGAGCTGACCAACCAGACCAGCATGAAGCTGACGTGGTCCGAGCCGCGCAGCGGCCCGTTCCACCGCCGGCACTTCGCCATGCTCAACGTGGTCTTCGAGAACCAGGAGGCGTTCGACGACGAGGACCACATGCGCAAGTGGCTGGAGGTGGGGGCGGGCTACGCCGACCTGGTGCCAGGCCCCGACGGCAAGCCCGTGGCCATGCCCAAGTCGATCAGCTACGACTCGCTCGACCAGGCCGAGTTCGAGCCCATCCACAAAGCCGTGTTCGCGTTCCTGCGCACGGAGTATGCGTGCGGCTACCTGTGGCCGGGTGTGAGCTACGACGTGGCCTACGGCACGGTGGACGCCATGCTCAGGGAGTTCGAGTGATGGTGTACGTCACCCAGGTGCAGCCCAAGACGGGCCTGCCGACGAAGATGGCTCCGGTGCTGGTGGTCACGCTGCGGCGCCAGCGCGTGGGCTTCCGCCAGGCGGGCGGGGTGTACGCGGAGACCCGCCTGGTGCCGGCGAGCGCGCAGCTGCGGATCGTGGACGTGGTGGACTTCTACCCGGAGCGCCAGCGTTGAAGCGCAGTGGGTTCAAGCGCAAGGTGTACGTGTCGTCGTCGTCACCAGGCACGCGCGTGACGCGGCCGGTGGTGTACGGTGGTGGTCTGAAGGGTGGAGTCCCGAAGCGCGAGTACGTGAGGAGCAAGGCGCTGCTGGATGCCTGTCGTCACATCCCCTGCCAGCACTGTGGCAGGTTCGAGCTGGGGAAGGTGTGCGCGGCCCACTCGAACTGGGGCGTGCACGGGAAGGGTGGTCACATCAAGGCCGACGACAACCGCGTGGCGGCACTGTGCGACCTGTGCCACATCCCGATCCTCGACCAGGGCTCGAAGCTGAGCGCCATGGAGAGGATCGAGATGTGGTGGAACGCTCACGTCAAGACCGTGATGCTGCTTCAGCAGCGCGGCTTGTGGCCGGCCGGCGTGCCGGTGCCCGATCTTTCGCCAGCTTCGCGGCCCGTCGCTGATTGAGGTCGGCATAGGGGCCGTGGATGTAGCGGATGTCCATCGCCTCCGCGCCCGGCGTGTGCTTCACGGCGCTCGTCTTGTTGGCGGGCTTCATGCTTCCTCCTGTGGGGCTTAGGTGGAAGCCTTGGGCGGCAGAAGTTCGACTCCGACAACGCGGC